GAAAATACCTGTGTGCCATTTATGTATGCTTTAAAATCGTTTTGCTTGTATCTAAAAGCTATTTTGTTTCGTTGGTCAAAGGTGAACGATAAATTAAAAACACTATCCGCTTGTGCGACACCACCATTTGCGACATAAAAACGAATAACCGCACTTGCACCATAAAAAATTATTGCAATTCTATTGCTTGAAGTTCCGTTGCTAAAAGTTAATTCTCGTGTATTTCCGCTAAAGTTTTGTAAATCAAAAAATAAAGTGCCTTCACTATCATTAAATATATACTGATTCCCACCATTGAAAACCTCATCTTGTACTCTAGTCGCGGTGCTGCCAGCGGTGGGTATGTACGAAGTACTATAGTCGCCTGTTTCAATTTGCGCACCCCAAAAATATGTAAATTTACCAGAAGACGAAAAGCGCGAATTGTCAGAAGACGCGAACCCAAAATCTATAAGGTTGTTAGATATACTGCTAGTGGTAGTATATTTTATTATACATCTATACCAGCCATTACTATAGCTTTGCATTTCAGCGGTTAAACCAGTATTTACAGTTCCTAAACTTCCTGTACTTAAATTAAAACTTGCTATAGGTTGGCTTGATAAAGCTAACGCCCTTATATATAAATAGTTTTCGTCGCCTTTTTTAGCAAAAATAGATACGGTATAGCTTGTTAAAGTTGAGTGTGTAAACGTAGCCCTTGCATAAGGCGCAGTCCCTGTGCTTGTAATTTTATCAGCATTAGTAGTGCCGTCTGGTGCGGTTGTATTGTTAGGTGTTACAGTTGCATTATTTTTATTATAACTACCGTTGCTAAAGTCTTCGCTGTATGTAATAGAATTAGTACGCTGTGGTTCTAGTAATAGCGCGCCTTTAGAATAGTTAGTAAAGTCTATACGCGGTTCTTCGGTTGCGGCGTATTGTATTAAACCGTTACGCCCTTTATAACTTCCACCGCTTAGGCGTTCTACATTAAACGGTAGGCTTTTAAAGTTGTTACCTTCGTCGTTATATGCTAGTAGGCTTCTTTGTTTAGTAGCCCATTTGTCGTTACCTAGTTTTAGTTTTGGTGTCGCCATATTATTGTATTGTATATTGTTGCTGCGTAGCCATTTCTGTAAAAGAAGTATAGCTAGTTACTTCTACCATTTCTGCGTCTGTTAGTGCTTTGTTAAATATAAACGCTTCTTTTATAGGTGTTCTGTCGTTTGTGTCCGCTACTTCGCGCAGCTGTCCTACTAGTACGTCTTGTATAGCGCTGTTAAAAGCGTTTGCGGTATGTGTATAGTTTACTACTTCTATACCGTTTATATATGCTATAAAGTTTGTACTACTTAAAAATTTTACAGCTAGTTTATGGTTGCCTTCGTAGTATTCTGCTAAAGTATTAAAGCTATATGCGTTACCACTACCCCTATTAGTAAATCTAAATTTACGTAAGTTGCCGCTGTCTTCTGAATAACCTATACTATAGTAGTAATTACTGGTAGCGTCCCAGCCAAACGACATTCCATAACCTTTAACGCCAGTTTCTACGCGCATATTTACGTACATAGTAAAAGGGTAGCCAGTAGGCGCATCTGCAAAGTTGTTTATTTCGGCTTCGTCTTTGTTTCTGGTTTCTTCGCTAGCTGTAAGTGTAGGTATATAACTAGTTTTATAGCTTCCTACTTCCACTTGCGCACCCCAAAAATATGCTGTTCCACTTACAGAATAACCTGTACTAGGGTAAACATATAGTATATTAAGCGTGCCGTTTGCTGTATATGTACCACCTATTCTATACCAGTCGTTTGGGTATTTTTCTATAAAAACATCTGTTAAACCTGTATTTTCTGGTATTGTTTTGTTAAATAAATTAAAGTCGCAAACTAACCCAGAAGAACCTTTAAAAATTTCTAGCTGTACTGTGTCTGTGGTAGTATTAGTATCTAGTTTTACGAACACACTAGCTGTATATGTAGTCCCATTGACAGCTGTAAAACTTTTAAACCTTCGCCAGTTATTAGCGCTAGATACTAATTTGTCTGCTGTCTTAGTTCCGTCTGGCGCTGTAATATCATTAGCTGTAACAGTTACGCCGCTGTCAGACCAGTTTGTAAAGTCTTCCGAATATCCTAGTTTATTAGTACGCTGTGGTTCTAGTAATAGTTCTGGGCAGCTGCTAGGGTTACCGTCGGCGTCTAGCCTATAGTTTAACCTAGGTATGTTAGTAGCCATAGTTTCTATAAGTCCAGCTTTATTTATTCTAGTGCCGCTACCAGTTCTAGTAAAGGTAAAATCGCCGTCGCCGTCTGTAGGTAAGGCGCTATAAACTTTACTAGTTTTATATGCTGCTGGTATTAGCGCCAGGTTCGCAGTATCTTTTACACCCATTTATAGTAATTTTTACAAATTTACAAAAAATACTAACGGCGCTTACCTTGACCGCGTCTAGCCTTTTTATAGCCCTTTTGCCCTGGGCTTGCGTTCTTACTATGTTTGCCTGGGCGTTTCTTTTTGCCGTTAGCCCTAAATATAAACTGCGGTAGTTTAGCCATTACTTAGTTTTGTCTTTTAGTTTTTCGTAGGTGCGAAGTCCACCTAGCCCTAACATTCCTAGTAGTATTGTTATTAAATGGTCCATTTGTAAAGCTGGCGGTATTTGTTCTGGGCAAACCCAGGCTATAATATCGCGTAGAATAAAGTTATATAATAAAGCTACACCGCAAACCCAGCCTATAAAGGGACGCCAGCCAGCTACAAATATACTACGGTGCTGGGCTTCTATTTTGTTTACTTCGTTCTGTACCTTTATTAGTTCTAGCGCTTTTGCTGGATCTATTTCTTTGCCCTTTATAGCTTCGCGTAGGTCTTTAGCAAAACTACCTAGGGCGCTGTCGCCGCCGCTATTAAGTCCTAAAAGTTTAGCTAGTAGTGTTTTCATTAGTATACCCAGTTTACATTAGACGTCTTACTATCATCTATGTCAATATGTACAAAACCTTTGCCAGTTCCTATACGCTTAATTCCTAAAAGCATAGCTATACGTATTATTTCGTAGCGTTGGTTACTGTTTTCTATTGCTATATCTACAGCTAGACCTTTTAAGTGGCTGCTGTTTTCCTTACCGCCTACATAACTATTATGTTCTTTAGTTCTGTAGCCGCTTGTAATAGCTATAGGTTTACCGTAAATAGCGCGCATTTCGTCTAGTAGTTCTAGTAGGTCCTGGTGCATATTTACACCGCTGCCTGGTTCGTCTGGGCTGTCGAATTCGGCTATAGTAAAGTACTTCATTTATTTTTTATTACGCTTGTACAGTTCGTGCCATTTATAAACGGTGTAGCCTATAGTGGTTAGTAAAAGTGCGATTTTTAAAAGCAGTTCAATTTCTGTTAATGATAGGGCAAAAGCGCCTAAATTCATAGCGTAAAGTTTTAAGTCTTGTACTTCCATTGTGCAAAGATAAAAAAATTAAAAACTTAGTATAGTTATTTGGAAGTCTTCTACCCTAGCTGTAGCGTTATTCTTATCTACTTTAACTTGTATTTTAACGCCACTAGTTTTTATAGCTTCAGTTACAAAAAACTGGGTAGTTCTACTATACCTTACTTCTGTACCGCTACTAGCTATTGTATCGTGCGAAAATTCTACGCTTTTAGTAGTGTCTGGGAAATACAAACGGCTATCCATTCTAGTGTTAGCGGCGCCTGTAGTTATGTCGTAGTCGTTACGTACTAGTACTACAGTTCCTACTGGTAGTTCGCCTAGGTCTATAGTATTAGTGGCGCTGTCCCAAAGGTCGCCAGTAACATAGCTAGGCTTATGGGTAGTTAGTGTACCGCTTCCAGCTTTATTATTTGTTAGGTCCGTCCAGGTGTCTATAGTTAGGTTAATAGGTGTAGCTGTCGTAGCGGTGTCTTCATAAAAAGCAAAACCGCCTAAGGTGTCGTATATGGCGTTTACGCTTGTTTTTATTTCGTTCACGTTAGCAGCAGTTACTTTGTATATTTCTGCTAGTGCGCTAGTGCTGTTATCGGTTTTATTTGTAAAAGTAATTTTAGCCATATTGCTGTATTTATGTTTGTAGTTCGCTTTGTAGTTCTGCCTGTAGTCCACCTGTAGGCGGTATTTGTTCTATACGGTTACTAAGTTCTATAATAGTCCTAAAGTATGTAAAGTCGTCGCTGTCTTCTGTTAGATAGTTTATACCAGCTACAGTACTAGTAAATACTTTAAAACCTTCGGCTTCTAAGTCTATATAGTCGTCGCTTCTGGTTCTAACTATCTTTAGTATTTCGTCTGTAATTAAATTACTATCTAGTTCGCCGCCACTATCGCCGCTAAAGCGTGTAATAACTTCTAAGCGCGTTATAGTTTCTGTTATATAGCTAGTGCGGTTCTGGTCTATTTCGTCGTTAGAAACGCTGTATATGCGTATTAAAGGGTATGTAGCGCTGCTAGGTAGTCTATTAAATATAGGTACAGTAGCGCCGCGTAGGGTTACGTTACCGTTTAATTTATCCAATAGGGCTTTACGTACTCTATGTATTACTTCTCGCATTTATATATATTTTTTTAGTTTTTCGTCTAGCCTATCCATTAAACCTTTAAGACCTTCGCGTACGCTAGGAAAAAAATACGGTTGCGGCTGTATATTTACTTGGCGCTTACCTTCGCCTTTAAACAGCATCTTAATTTCACTATCACTAAAACCTAAAGCTTTAGCGTCTTTAGTATCTATATACCTACCAGTTCCAAACTCTTGGTAAGGCGCGTACTTTTTGTTATACCCTACTTCTGCGGTGTTACCTTTTTTAGCCATATATACAGACTGTTTTAGTTTTCCTGTAGGCATTTTAAATAAACCAGCGTCTATACGTTTAGTACTACGCCTTACTATGTCGCTAGCAGTTTTACCTACTTCGTTACTAAGTTCCTGGCGCGAAAACCTTTTAAGCTGCTTTAGCTTTTTGTCTAATATAGCCAGGTCGTGTTGGTTTATTTTTGCGTTCATTAGTCTATTTTAGTAGCTGTTAGCGTAGTATAAAAGTCCTGTTCGTGTTCTACTATACTGTTAATTCTGTACTTAGGTCCAGCGCCTTCTATTTGTAGTAGGTCCTGGTCTTGTATTTCGTCTACAGTTTTTTTACGCATTACTAGTTCTATTCCTACAAAGTGCTGGCGCTGTCCGTTTTCGCTTTTTATATTACCGTCTTTATACGTTAAACTAGCCCAGTAGGTAGCTACTACAGCTTCGGTAGAAGTAAAGCCGCCAAACTCGTCGGCTGTTTTAGTTAGCCTTACTACGGCTATTTGTGTATCTAGTTTGCCAGCGTCCATTATACAAACATTGTTTTATAGCTAGTTAAAAGCGCCTTAGTTTCTGTTGGTACGTCCTGTACTATAGTTCCTGTTTTATAGTCGCTGCGGTTATCGTATAACGTGCTTATGAATTGTAGCATAGCGTTCTTTATAAGGTCGTCGCTAAGCCCAGCAGTTACGTAAGTTATTTTAACATCTTTAGCGCTACCGCCGTCTAGTTCTATACGTTCGTTATCCAGGCCTTTTACAGTATGTGCAGCTGTATTACCTTCGGCAGTTACTGTACTTATACTAGCTATAGGACCAAAGGGTATGTCTATTAGCGCTTCTGTTTGGCTTAGGTAGTACGTTCTGTTTTTTGCTACTATATCGCGGCTTATGTAGTTTTCGCACCATTCGCGCGCCTGGGTTATCATTCTAGTAATTAAACTATCGTCGGCGCTAGTGTCTATTCTAACGTAGTTTTTTACGTCGCTAGCTGTTAGTAGTTCGGTTCCTGTAGTGCTGTTAATTTTTATTTGACGCATCTTAAAAATAATTTCTGTAAAAATACGAAAAAAAAAGCGCCACTTTTTACAGTAGCGCCCTTAGAGAAACAAATGAAAAAAACAGAAAATTATAAATCTATTAGGGCAAAGTTATTAAAATTGTCTTTATACTTCCCTTGCATTGATAACCTTACGCTTCTTTGTTGATAATTAGGTATAATAAAAAAGCCGTCTAGTACTGTAAAGTAGATAGCGAAAAAATCTACTTCGTCTTTTGTGTAGAAGTCTGTAGTACGCCTTAGTACTATATGTATACTATCGCGGTTAAATTTACGTTCGGCGCTTACGTTCTTTACTTGTATCTTATATAGCTTTAAATCGCGTTCTATAATACAGTCGTAAGGGCTACTGTCTAGCAAAGGCATAGATACGTTAAAACCTTCCTGTATGGCTTTTACGCTAAATTTATATTCTGCTAAACAGCCTAGCTGGTTTCGGTCCACTTTGTTTTAAGTTGCTTCCACTAAGCTACAAAAAAAAACCCCAGCAGTTGGCTAGGGTTTTCAACAATCAAAAAATAACTATGAATATATCTACACTATTTAGCGCCAGTGTAGCGACGCATTACGTTACTAGCTTCTGTAAGCTTTTGAATTACCAGTATTTTCTGGGTTGTCGGCAGCTTATTAAAACTATCCTGGTCTACCAGGTTTTTAAATTCCTGTAATATACTATTTTTTGTCATAACTTAATACACTTATTCCTAAAACAAACATAAAAAACGTACCTACTACGTCGTCGTATATAGCTAGGTCGCGCATACCCAGCGCTAATAAACCCCAGCCTAGTATTGGCTTTATATACTTCATAGCCCTACCCATTTGTCAGCGTGCGCGCATAGTTGGCAAAATGTACATACTAATCCAAAAGCAGCTACGTATATAATTGTGTCGAATATAAAGTTTTCTATCTTGCGTTTCATTATTTTATTATTTGTTTGGCTAAACTACAAACTAATATTAAACTATGCAAATAATTCTTAAACTTTTTTACAGGGTATAAAAAAACCCCAGCGGTTAGCCAGGGTTTTGTTAGTGTATAGCGTTATACTACTATGCAGTTTCTAAGGCTGCTTTGTCTACGCTAAAGTCGCCAGTTACAAAGGCGTTAGGTAGATAGTTGGTAAGCGCTACGCGTTCCTGTACTCTTACAGTTACAAAACCGTCGCGTACGTTAGTGCCGTCTTCTTTAAAGAATTCAACGCCTACGTTATCACGTACCCATAACTGCGTACCCATTCCGAAGTTACCTACTAAATACTTATCAGAAGTAATAGCTGTATTCAAAATAACTGGTACACCGTTAATACGTGGCTGTAGCCCTTGGTTCCAATCTTTTACTAGGTATTCGTTTTGTGAAGACTTTAGTAATAAAATTTTGTGGAAGTCAGTAGGGTTAATCCTAATGTAGTCAGCAGCGTAGTTCGCTAGTGCTAATTGGTTTAAC